GACGATGAGCGGCATGGCCTTGGTCGATTCGATCATGAGCACTTGCGCGCCCTGTGTGGCGTTGCGCTGGCTGATCCCGTTGTAGTACGGATCGTATTCGTCGTCGCTCATTTGACAGGGTCCTTGAGCGGATCGAACCCGCCACGAAATACCTTGCCCTCAATGGCGGATACGTCCTTCTCCACGGCGCGCAGTCGAATCTCATGATCGCTAAGTTGAGCACTGACGGCCACATTATTGTCCACGAGCTTCCCAACATTCATGTTCAGGTTGTACAGGTTGTTGGCCACTGTGAACGAACCGGCCACCACGGCCATGCCAAGCAATGCCCAGAACCCCCGCTCAAGGCGCGCACCGAACTTGGCACCGCTGATGATGACAGACGCCCCGCCTCGCCCCTTCAACTGCTCGTGCTGTTCGTCGAGGTCGGTCATCGCGGCGACGCCCTCCATGCGAAGTCCATACCCCCTCCTCCAGGAGCAATATCGACATTGATGGTGAACTGCGTCGCGGTGACGGTTGAAACCCACCACTTGGTAGTTGCACCCCAAGTAGTCAGCGGCCATGCATGAATCATCTGTGACGACGGGGTGAACGAGAGGCCATGAGAGACAACCATGGTCGTGGCGCCAGCGGCCACCGTGGTCGTCCCGCTGTTCTCGGTCACGAAGCTTATATTCCTCTCAATGATTGAGTCGGCCATGTGCCCATTCGGCACGATGTTGTTTGTGTAGCCGCCCGTGAACGCGTTGTGCGAGCAGTCCACGGTCGCTGAGCCCACATTGATTCCGGTGGCTGCGGTGTTGCCGGTAAGCCGGCAAAACGCCACCTTGCCCTCAGAGGTCACTGAGATGCCGCTCGGCGCCACCGCCCGTCCGCCGCCAGGGTGGCTGATGGTGACGTGACTGATGTCGAAACCGGCTGCGCTCGCCGTAATCAGGCTATCCGCTGAGGTGCATTCCGCCATCTCAACGCCAAGCACCTTGGCGCGCATGCCGGATAACGCAATCTTGTTAGCGAAGTAGAGCTTGGTGCCGCTGACCCTGCAGTCATCCCCGCTCAGCACGATTGTCGGGATCGTGCTCGTGGCCGCAACGGCGTTGCCGCCCTCGATCCGGTTTTTGCTGCCCGTCAGTTCCGCGAAGCCGCCGGCGAGCGTATCGGATGACACATCAACGATTGCATTCTGGCTGCCAGAAAGCCGAATGGCGTAGGTCGCGCCAAGCCGGTTGACGTGGCACAGGGCTACCTGGTTGTGATCAGCGTTGATGTCGATGTAGCGCTGCGAGCTGGTGGCTTCTGTGGTTTCCGCCTCGAAGCCACACCCGATGATCTTGTTTGACTGCGTGTTCGTGTTGCCGTGGATGTAGATGTACGCGGCATCGAAATTGACCTCGAAGCGCCCGTTACTGATCACACAACTTTGCAAGACGTTGCTTGCGCCGCTCGGATGATCGAAGGCGGGTTTGCCAGTGGTTCCGCAATAACGGATCACGAGCCCCGTGAAGTCAGACATCACGGCAAACTTCGCCCGGATCGCCGATCCCTTGATGTAGTGGAAGTAGCAGTTCTCCACTTTTGCGGTGCTGAAAGAATCGAGGCCGAGCGCCGCGTTCACCGTGAAATTGCGCCGGTCAGCCAGCAACACTTCGTCGCGGGCGGAGTCGTCGAAGAAAGACAGGCCGGAAATAATTCCTCCGCCGCCAGCGGCGAGGTCGGCGGTCGGGCTCACGTAGCGAATGATATCGCCGCTGATGTTGTTGAGCGGCTTGATGTAGGAAGCATTCTCCGTAACGTTCGGGTTGCAGGTCATGCAGCCCACGAGATTCACGGGGAAAAGGCTTGAGACCGTGATCTGTGATCCGATGCCCCACACGTAGCCCTGATCGTCGGGGAAAATAACGGTTCCACCACTGATCGCCGCAACGTCCACCGCTTTTTGAATCGCTACCGAATCATTTGCGATGCCGTTGCCTACCGCGCCGTAGCGGCGAATATCGAGGGTCTGATGTGCGAGATTATCGGGAGCGACGCTGGCCGATACTTCATTGTCGGTCTGCGGGTAGAGCAGTCCTCCGATCACCGATTGAGTAAGCGTGGTGCCGCTGTCAATGACGGCTGCCGCTTCCAATTCTCCGTCGCTGTTGATGAACAGATACCGCTCAAGCCATGCGCTGATAGGCGACAACAGGCTATCGCCCGCCCCACCCGATGAACTCATGGGGAAGCGGATCGCGCGGCCAAGCCCCTCACGCAATTCCTGCTGAACCACAGTAATGCGGTCCAGTTCGTCGTTCATCACGGTCGATAGGTTAGGACCGTTCTGCGTAAAGTCAGAAGTGCGGGCGATGGAGGTTTCAGAGAAGATCGTGACGATCTCGCCTCCGGTCATGCCGGAGGTGAATGTCACGTTGCCGCCTGCGTCTTCCTCAACTCCGCTCACGGTGTAATCGGTGGTTATGGTCTGCGCAGCTCCGTCCACTTCAACCACGAGATCGTCTTCGTCGAAGATTGGGAAGGTGTATGGAAAGACAGTTTGCGCGGCAGAGGCCACATACTGCGCTCGCCTGCTAACATCTGCGACGTTGTCGATTCCCATTTAGTTTCCTTCCTCCGGCACGCCCAAGGCGTCTCCGGTTTCATGCTCGAGCGCATCGATGATACGCCGTAAGTAAATGATGTTCTGCCCCGGCAGCAACTTGCGGATCTTGTGTATGTCGCGACGGGAAACCCCATCGCGACGCATGTCTTCAACCGTCTTGCCAAGGTCGGTGAGCGTTCCCGCATTAGGCCCCGCTGCTGTTTCCAACCACCCGCGATCCTGATAGCGCGAGGCGCGCGGCAATTCCAGAATGCCAGCCGCTACGTCGTACGGGTCCATGAGATAGGTTGTGAGTCCCGCGCCGTCGATCGCCTCACGCATCACGGCGCCTGGCGAGGTCTCAATCTCCTGTCCTGAGTTCCACGACTTCGCGGCGTGTCGCAGATACCCAAGGGCCAGCATGGCCATGAGGCCATTGGCGACCGCAAGGTCACGACGCTGCAACCCTTGAGCTACTGGAATAATCAGCCGGTTGATCGCCGCCATGCCGAAGGACTTGAACTGAAAGATGGTCTTGGCCAGTTCGCTCGACATGAACAGCGGGGTATCGCCCACGCCCTTGGTCAGCACCGCAATGTCAGCGGACTTGAGGATAGATGCCTCGTACTTGAGCGCAAGTTCCTTGTCATCCCACAGATCAGTGCGTGCGCGACGCAACCCATCGGTCTCGCCGTGCTTCTCGAATTGCTTGGCGATCTTTGGAAGGTCTGATGGGGAGATGCCGATCTGTGCGAGCTGAGAGAGTTTGCGATGGCTGGCATTGCCGCGAATTGCTGCGCGCAGGATCTCGTCCTGCTGTAGAGCGGAGGCCAAGAACTTCAGTGACGAGTTCCACGTGGCCATACCAGTCACTCGGGTAAACAGGTTCGCCGCTTTGGAGGCGTACTCTTCAGCCGTGGTCTCGGCATATTCGCCGATGTCACCCAAGGTCGCGCCGCGCGTGTTGAGGCACCAGTCAAGACCAATGCCTAAACGCTTGGCTTCCTCGCGCGTTCCCTTCCAGGCTTTGAGGTTCGTCGCAAAGACCGCCATGGAGCGAGCGGTACGCGCCATGCCGTACTGAGTCATCAGCCTACCGGCGTCGGCCATGCTGGAGAGCACCTGACCACCTAACAATCGGACGTAGCTGTAGTTGCGCATCAACCGAGCACCGCGCACCAGCATGGAATCCGGGTCTGCTGGAATGCCAGCCTTGCCTTGCAGCCTGTCGGTCATGCCCTTGATATCGTCGAGGTCCGATTTCAGCGCTTTGTCGAGCGCCTTTTTCTCCGCATCGTTAGCGGCCTTCGACAACAGAATGTCGTACTCGTCGGTGATGTTCTGAATCTCTTGCTTCAAGTCGAGAGAGCCGAACCTGCGCTGCAATTCCAATTGAGGGGCAACGGTGCGAATGTGCTGCGAGAGCACCTTCTCCAAGTCGTTCTCGAGGAAAGGCTCCAGCACATGATCGGGAATGGCGAGCGTGCGCTCCTTGAGCGGACCAGCCTTGACGGTCAAGCCTGTGGGCATATCCGTCATGCCGCGCGTGGTTCCAAGGATGGTGCGTGTTACATCGCTCGTGAGCGCCTTGGCTTCCAGCGCATCGATACCCTCAGTCTTGAACCAGTTGTTAAGCGTGTCTTCCCACGCGGTGCGGTTATTCTTGATCTTCATGACGTTGTACAGACGCGGAAAGTATGACTGAGCAAACGCAGTAACCACGTCATCACCTAACAACCCAACCTTTTGCAGTTGCTTTTTCAGCGGGTCCAGCACCTCGGAGCGAATCTGCTTTGCCAAGGCCTGCGCCTCGGGGATCTTGCTCGCATCGTTTCGCCGTAGAGCGGCTGACACCTCCTCCTTGAACTGCTTCAACTTCACCGGCGTTTGCGTAGCCGCGCGCGTGCGCACCACATACTGCTTAAAGTGCTCGTCCACCTGAGCCGAGACGCGCGCGATCGGCGCGTCGTACCGCTTTACCAAGGTCTCCACCGCGTGCGCATTGGCGATGAGCTGCTCGTTCTTCGTGAGCATGAAGGGGATTTCGGCGATGTCCTGCACCACCTGGCGCACGGATTTGGACACCGATGTCATGGTGCGCGCAAGGGGACTGATGCCGCCCAGGGTGGACTTGGCGATACGCTGACCGATGCCGGCAATGGACTCCTGCGCGAGCGTGGTATCGGCTCCGCGTTGAGCGGCGCCCATGGACTTTGCGCCCACATCGGCCAGCAGTTCGTCGGGCTCTACGATCTCTTTGTGAATCGCCTTTTCCAGTGAGTCGAAGTCCTTCTTTGGAACCTTCGCGGCAATGGCCCCAAGAACCCCGGTGGCAATGGCGCCAGCGCCCACGTTGATGAACGACTGCTCGATCGTGCGCGTGTCCTGCAAGCCGTGGAAGGCGAGTTCGGATGCGGTATCCACTACCGCCTGCGTGCCGATCATCTTGGAGATGGTGCCCGGCAAGGTGACGCCCTTGGCTACCGGAATGGCCATGCTCGCCAAGGTGGCCGGATCAACCACGCCCGCAGCCATGGCGGAAGCAAACCCCCATCCACCGGCATCAGAGATGGTCTTCTGGTCGCGTCGTTCAGAATCCACCCGCTGCTTGATGAACGCGGTTTCCTCGGGAGACTCCGATTCGAGGAAGCTGCGCCAGTTGTCTTCGTAGCCCTTGAGGTCGTCCAGCACGTCGTATTCAGGGGCCGGCGTGAATTGCGGAAACCCCCACGTCACTCGGTCGTACAGCGACGACACGATGTTGTTCTGACGTAAGGCTGAGGAAGCCGTGTCCAAAGCCGTAGGTGAGGCGGCTTCCGTGGGTTGCGGCAAGGCTTGCGGCAACTTCTGCTGGAACTGCTCCTTGGGCTGTAGCAGCGGCATCACTGCGCCCCTTGAGGATGGGCTATCAACCAGGCGTCAAGGTCCGTGTCCCCAGTAGTGGCGTATTCCTTTCGGATGCGCTCGTTCATCTCCCGAGACTTGCGCGAATACTCGCGCGCTTCATCGATCTTGGCCTTGGCCTGCGCATCGCGTGCCTCGGTGATCTTCTTGGTGTCGGTGGGGATCGCGTACCGATACGGACGTTTGTCGGGACCAAGCACCACATCCACCGTGCCGAACTCGTTCACCTTGCCGATGTTCCACTCAATACCACCGGTCGCTGCGGTGTCTGGCGACATGATGATGCGCATGTTGGCAGGGTCGATGCCCAAACCAGTGGCCACCGCCGCCTTGTCTTCCTGAATCAGCGCGGCGGGGATCTGCGGATACATCACCTCTGGGGCATATGGCAGAAGTTCCGGCTTACCGTTGATGGTCGAGTATCCCCACTTTCTCTGTACGTCGCGCCACGCGAGGTTGCGAGCGGCCTCGAGGTTTCCACCCGAGAGCGGGAAGTACCGCTCAACCCCAGAGTTGAAGTCCGCCTGCAGCCCAGCAGAGGGCGTAGGAGCGCCTCCAAAAATGGATTGATCATAGCGGTCGTCGCTGTCTAAACGGTTTTGTAGGTCGCCGGAATTTGCGGAGAACGCCTTCTGCGGTCCCTTGAGCTTTTCCGAGTAGAGCGCCTGATACGCCTTGCGCTCAGGTTCGGTCACCTGGTACGTGTTCTTGAAAGCGTCCTGCACGGCGGCATCGGCTGGCGCTCCCGCAGAGATACCCGCGTTCACCTGTCCCACGTAAGCCTTCAATTGGTCGTCGTCGGCGTAGGTGATTCCCGTAGCGTTGATCTTTTCAGCCCGGCCTAGGAAGTTCGCTGCCATCACCGAGCCGTCAATGTCGCCGGTGGCAATGACGGTGCGCGCCCACGACATGGCATCGGTGGGGAAAACGTTCGTGCGCTGGAGCATGTCGAGCGCGGCGTTCTGCCATTCTGGAGTTCCACGTGGGACACCTGAGACGGCTTCCTTGAAGACCTTGTCCATCATGGTCTTGATCTTCTCAGGCTTGGGGTCGAGCGGCGTACCGTTTCGCCAAGCATCCAACCCCACCGAAATATCAGCCCCATCCTTGGCACCATCCACCCGGGCACGTTCGATCTGCGAGACGTAACCCGCGTAGGCTTCTTCGCTGATAGCCCCCTTGCGGTACAGGCTGAACGCCTGCTGCTCGGCATCCTCGGAAGGAGTGCCGTCCGCGATATCTTTGTTCAGTGCGGCAATACCCCCCAAGTGCTGGCGCTTGCGCTGGTCTGACATGAGACCAAGACGCTTGCGAACCTCACCCTGTATTTCCACACGCGTCTCGTCGTCGAGCGGCATGGTTTCCAATTGCTTCATCGCTGCGGTGCCGGCGAGAACATCGGACTCGAACTTGCCCAGGATGGAGGACGCAAGGCCGGAGACGCGTTGAGACTGAATGCCCTTCTGTGCAGTTGCGAGGTATTTGCTGCGAATCTCCCGCACCTGCTGCGGAGTGAACAGCGCCTTGGAGGCTTCCAACGTAGATTGGATCTGACTTTCGAGAGCGGAGAGCGCGACTTCCGGCAGCTCTCCATCCTGGCTGACCTTGCTCGCTGCGGATTGCACCATGACGTCCAGGCCGTCGAGGATATCTACCCGCTGCTGCTCGCGCTCAACGGAAAGCTGCGCATCGGACACCCGGCGCTTGCCCTCGGATGCACGCGACAGGGTGATGAAATCCATGTCCGCTTTGAGGTCTACATCCTCAATCGAAGCGAGCAGCCCCTTGCGGTAGCCTTCCGACTTCGCCTCGTACTCGTTGACGTTGGTGGGCGATTCCTGCTCGAGGCGCGCGTAGGTGTCTTCCACATCGACATTAGTGCGCGCGACGTAGGCTTGGCGCGCAGCATCGTTGTAGGCACTGCCGAAGATCGTCACGCCCTTGATGCCCTTCTTGATCTGTGGGTCGCCAGCCAATCCAGCGGCAGTTCCTTTCTGCGCCGCCTGACGCATGCCGATATCGCCAGCGATACCAGTGCTCACGTTGGTGAAGTCGCGCAGAAGCTGTGTCAACGACTGCTGTGTATTCGCCTGCTCGCCCAAAAGATCAGCGCTCTGGCGGCTCTGTGGCCCGACGCGCATGTCTCGATAGCGGGTGGCCATTATTTCTTCTTCTTCCGGCTGGTGCCAAAGTCCACCGCCTGAGCGCCGGCATTGAGTGCCAGCCCCGCAGACTGAAGATCAGCAGCGGAGCGCACATCTTTCGCAGCACTCTTGAGCAACAGCGAGCGGCGGTTGGTGCGGGCCGAATCGGTCTGCGAGTCGTACCCGCCTTCCGCTACGCTGTCGATCGCGATGGCTTTGCGGGTCCCCACGGTCGGATCGACTCCGGTTGCTCCCGCCTCTGCGGCCTGAGCAGACAGTGAGGAAATCAACCGTCGCTTGCGCTCGATCTCCCGATCTCTCGCCGCCGATTGCTCGTCCTTCGCCTGCTCCTTGTACTGGATCGCTTGGGCCTTGGCCGTGTTCTGCGTCGAGCGGATCTGCGCTCCGGTGCCGATCGCGAGCAGCGAGTAGTAGATGTACGGTGCTGCTTGTGCCATTACGCGCTCGCCTCTATTTCGATGTCCAGCGCCAGAATGTGGAACGGCAATGGGTCATCCTGTGAAATGGTTTGCGTCTTCAGTTCGCGGTCCCAGTTGGATGTTTCCTCCATTCTACGGATACCGGAGAAAGGTTCCGGCGCTTCGTCGAAGTTGTCGAGGTCGTAGAACGAATCGGCGATGGGACGGCCGTTCAGTTTCAACCCCAAAGAATCCTTCACCAACATGTTCAGGCTGATCACGCGCGCCTTGCGCATGTAGGTGGGTCCGTTGCCGAAGTCACCCGATAGCGGCATCGTCGTGATGATGGGGGAGAAGGCCAGCCCCACCTCGATCAACTCCGCGTCAAATGGCTGTCCGCCAGCAATTGCGATCCCATCACCAGACACAGGGGTGACGTCATCCAGCACAAAGCCGTCCGCACGCACTCGGCATACCTCTCCGTCCAAGTGATCCAGCCCGGTGATGGCCGAGTCAGCGGGCGAATGAACAATCTGGATAGCGTCGTCGAGATAGTAGTCGTCGTCCATGATCTCAAGGTGCAGCACAGGAACCCCGTTGATGCTGCGCTCGACCGCAATCCACCGCAGCTCGTCGAGGCAAGCAACCGCCCGATACGATCCTTGCGTGGTCCACTGGGTGAACGCTGCCACCTCCTGGGCCCGAAGCGTGTTGTAAGTCGCCATCGTGCCGTCGCCGTTGACGATGAACAGGTAGTTGGCATCCTCAGACCCCGACCCCTGCCATGCGGCAAGACACTGCACATCGTCAACGAGGTGCTGCGCCAGCACCGTGATTGGGGTGGATGAATAGTCATCCTCGTCGAGTGTGAACAGGAAATCTCGCAGCACCTTCGCCTGCTTCTGCACAAAGATCGTGGCGCCGTCGATGGACACCGGTTGAATCTCTGCTGATCCGTACAGGGTTTGTTTCTCCGGCGCGAAGGTGGTCGGAGTAATCACGCCCTTGGCTTGGCGATGCTCTGCGTCATCGGTGAAGATTTGCAGCACGCGACCAGAGAACAGCCCCGTGATGGTGGCCGCATCCAGCGGCGCGTCGAAGAAACCCTCATCGTCCTCCCCGGTTCCAGTGTCGAAGTCGAAAGGGGCGTTCACGATCGAACCGAAGCGCGCGTTCTTGAGCGCCTTGCATCCCCCGATGATCGTGCGGCCACCGTGGAATGCGCCCTTGCGCGGCCAGCCACGATTGTGTGACCACACCGGCTCCTTTCGTGGAACCCCTGGCGTGGTCTCGGTGACCACAATCGCGTTCGTTGTGGGGCCGGTGATCGGGATTGCAGACGGCAGTATGTAGGTGTCGGCGGAATCCTCTGCGAGTGTCAGCGTGTACGTGGTGGCCGCGGCGAACACACACGACACGCCAGAGAATCCCACGGTGTGAAGTTTCTGCACCTCGCGCGCGATGGCATCGGCAGTAGCCGCTTGTGCTGAGGCGGTTGCGCTGCCTGCGTAGGTGATGATTGCGGTTCTCGCACCTTCGATATCAATCTGAAAGGTATTGCCCTGCACCCACCCGCCACCGTTGAACGAGATGCTATAGACCGCAGGCGTGGGAGTAGGCGATACCGAATCGTTGAAGTCGTACAGCGGGATGTTGAGGAAGATGATCGGCTCCACGAGCCACAACCCAGACAATTCTGGATGATTGCGAAACACCCGCAAGGTCTGATGGTCCTCGTGGAAGAACAATACCTGCGTGTACGAATTGGCCACCTGAACGAAAGGTATCTCTGCCGCTGAGTACGGCATGGGAAGAATCGTGATTGGATCGCCGCTCACTGCGTCCTGATAGATTGACAGCGCGTGCTCTGTGAGCACGAGGAAGAATCGCTCTGCGGAGCTTTGCTTGTACGGGAAGATCCGCACGACAGACACATCGGAGGTTTCGCCCCACAAGAGGAAGTCCTGCAAGGTCACCACAGCGGTGTCCAGATCGGTAGCGCCAATACGCGCGACACGCCAGTAGCGAGCGGACACTGCGCCAGAAGCCACGCAGCGATCATTGCGTGGCACATCGTCCACGTAAGAGATGGGCGTCAGGGTGGACCACGCGGCGTTGTCGGTCGAGTACTGGACGCGAAACTCCGTCGATGCTCCAGAGGATAGAGACAGCCCTATCACATCTGCGAACAGCACCGACATGGCGGACCCAAGATCGTAGTGAATGACGACGTAAGGGTTAATCACCTGAACTTCCGTTGTCGTCACTACCGCCGTTTCTGGATCGTTGTCCCGCGCATTGTTCGCGGTGCCGCCATTGGTTGCGGTAGCCGTGGCAGCCGCCTGCCTTGCCACAAGCTCATAGGGAAGCGCGTCGCGATGGATCGATCCCGGACGGCGCTTCACTCCGCCCAACGGAACGCACAGCACGTTGCGGCCCACGCTCATCCCTTGGAAGTACTGACGAATGTCGGTGCGACCGTAGAGCCTCGGGTCCATCACGCCAGAGGTAAAGGAACTCTGCAGATAGTGAATCTTCGGCATTACCGAAACCCACTCCTGCGTGCATTGACGAAGGGATTGGATCGAATCTGTTTGTTGGGTCTGCCCTGCGCATCGGCATACATCGCCCGCGCACGTTGCGCGAGGTAGAGATTCTGCCACTTGCTCGCGTGCGAGTCCGATTCCGTGACTGGCTTGGCCATGTTCATCGCCATCGAATAAGTCAGCATCAGCGCGAAGTACGACGGCACATCGGTGATCTCCGGCTTGAACTGGTAGTCGAGGTAGATTGTCGAGTTGTTAGCGTACAGATGATCGCCGTATATCTCATACGAGCACGAGGGCAATACCCCAATGGGCAGCAGCATGTCGGACGGCAACTGAAAGGCATGCTGCCACTCGTTGAGAGGCTCGGCTACGAGCTGCGCCAACTGCACCTTGGTGCACGAGAAGCGCCAGCGACAGGCGGTGAGTTCCGCTTCGTATATCTGCTCGAACAGGTTCGCGCCAATGGTGACGCCGTTGCGGTTCTCGGTCAGCGACGTGGCTGGAGCTTCACCCAGACACACGAGCGCGTTTGAGATGATCCCGATCTTGGTATTCGTCACGATAGGCATTTCTTCACCTGCCAGCAGCCTGAGAGTTTTCCGGCGTTGCCATGACGATAACCGCCGCTCCACGTTTCAACGATCAACTTATGCCAATCCTCTGCCGGCATGGCCGACGGATGCAGTTCAACCCCGTGATACGAGTGCGACTTCCACGACGCGGACACCGTGACGGTCTTCTTCGCAACGCGGTAGAACTCGCGCAATGCGGGAACGATGTCATCGTAGGTCAGGTGCTCGAGCACATCGAAACACGTGACGTGATCGAACTCACCGTCCGCGAACGGCAGGGCGTGGGCCTCCGCGTACACGATCACGGGGGGCTTGAGCAGGTACGGAACCACTTCCGTACCGCGCCGCGGGTGGTGCTTGTAGTCCTTCGCAAGCGTGATGGTCTCGCCTCGTCCAGTCCCAACGTCGAGCAGCGAACCCGGTTCCAGAGCAGACAGCACGCGAATGACATCTGCAAAACGCGTCTTGCCCATGCGGTACTCGCTGTTTCGGTACGCGACCGGGTACTTAGCAATCTCTTCAGATCGGCTCACTGTAGCAGCGCCTTGTATTTCTCACCGTCCGACAGCTTCCAAGGGCGTGGCTTGCCGTGGAAGTAAACGACGCGCGTGTCGCGCGGTAGCCTCTTATCCCGGATGTGCATCTTGTAGCTGTAGAAACCGGGAAGATGATCTTGCAGGAGCTTGGGCGCCACATGCGGAAAGATCCCCTCGTTGACCCATCGGTCGTGCCGCATGTCGGAATCTCGCTGCTCGTAGATGCGCGAGAAATCGCCATGCCACGCCATGATGCCCGAAGTCGGTTTGCCGTACCTGGGGCACTTGAGCGCCCAAAATTCACCTGACCCGACCTTTATCTCCGGGTCTCGAATCACCGTGGTGTCCAAGTCCATGTACAGGACCGGGCCGTCAAACAATCCAGGCCGGAAAAGCTCCACCTGGCCCCACCACCTGGCCCAGTTGTGTTTGAGCGGGATTCGCTCGCATGCGACCGGCACATCTGACAGGCACACGAAGCGATTGTGAGGGATCACCTCACACTGATACATGAGGCGCGCGACGTGCTTCTCGTTGAAGTCCGGCCCTCCTGAACGCAGCAGGCAAGCAATCGTCAGCATGGCGCACCCAAGAGGTCACGCGAGTAACCTGACATGGAGAACACATTATGACCTTCGCCCTTGGCGCGCACCGCGAAGGTCCGCCGATAGTTGGCGTACATGCGCCCCTCGCCCTTGCCGATCCGTGCGCATGAATGACCAACGCCCTTGGACTCGCCAGGCGCATAGCCAGAGTCGTCGATGGGACACCCGCACAGAATGATCCGCTCGTATCCCATTCCTTTGGCGATGCGAACGGCTTTCCATGCGGAGGTTCCTCCGGTGGAGACACCTTCCCATACATGCGTGAAATGAGCCGGGTTGGTATCACCTCGCACGGATGCGTGAATGAAGGGGATGGAGGTCTTGAACTTGGCCGCGCGCGCGCCCTTGAACATCGGCGCTTTCTCACCATGACCGATCAGCCAGTGTTCGGCCCGCTCGAACAGGAGTGCAGCTCCGTTGATCAGGAACCTGTGGCATGGGCCAAGAGCCTCCGCTGCCGCCACATCGTCGAACACGCACGGAGCGGAACCCACGATGAGCACGGTTCCTCCGTAGGGGTTCGGCCATGGAGGAATGGCCCTCACCCGCGCCCCCGTAGCGGCGAGATGATGCCGCGCCGCCTGCGATCGCGCTTGCGACCAGAGCCAGAGGCGAAGGTGGGCAGCGTGTCGCGGGTCGTAGTCGTGAACGTGTCGCTGACTCCACCGATGGTCAGGGCCGTGTTGACTGCTGTCAGGAGGCTCGCGCTCGCGGTGTGTCGAGCAGCGAAGGTGTCGCCGTTGACCGCCGTCCCCGCGCTCGACACATACGCCCCGCCGTTCTTGGAGTAGGTCCCGCCAGTAATGGACACCGCCACGCTGGTCCCGGTGTCGAGGCCCGAGACCGTGATGGTGTTGGAGGTCTGAACCTCGGACGGCTCAACCCCTGTCAGGTCCGTGAAGGAGAAGGCCGCTGGCGTGACATCTTCAGCGCGGGTGGTCGAGGTGAAGGTGTCAGACCCAGTACCGATGTTGAGCACGGTGCTGACGCCCGTGGAATAGCTGGCCGAGGCTGTATGCCTGACGCTGAACGTGTCGCCATTGGTCGCGGTACCGGAGGCCGAGGTGTAGCCGCCGCCGTTCTTTGAATACGTGCCGCCCGTGATTGAGACAGCAACCGACACGCCAAGGCCCGCAACGGTGATCGTGTTGGAAGTCTGCGTGGAACTCGGCGTCTGGTTCGTGGTGTCGGTGAATGCAAAGGCGTCCGGCGTTTCATCGTCGCCAGCCTCTTCAATGGTCTGTGTGGCCGCATCGCCCCACGTGCCGTCCCCCGCAGCCCATATCTGGAAATCAAACGCGGTCACGCCGTCATCCACATCGAAGGTCAGGTCGTCGTTGACCGTCACATCACCGATCACACCGCCCGCCACGTTGAACCACATCACGTAATCGCCGGCCACCGCGTCGGCGGTGCTGTCCAGTCGCACATCAGGATCGGCGTTCGGGGTGCCAATGAGCAGCGTGTTGCTGCCGCTGCGATCGGTGATCGTGATCGCTTGCGTGTCTTCCTGCGCGTCGCCGTTGACCACGGCCATGCTGGCGGAACCCGCGTGCGGGGCGCTTACTGGTCCAGTGGTGCCGATCGTAATCATGTCGGCAATGACTTCGCTCGCGCCCGATGAGTCCTCGTTCAGCCCGTAGGTAAATCCACCCTGACGGATCTGCGCGACAGCGCTCGATCCATTGGTGATGTCGATGGAGACGTTCTGCTGCTCGAGCGTGATCGTGTTGTCTTCGTCCACATCCACGATAACGGGGGCAGATGAGCCGCCCTCCGTGTAATCGACAAGGACCGCGAGGTTCCAGGGGCTGAGAGCGATGAGGTCAGCAGGGTTCGGCGCTGTTGGTGCGCCAGATATTCCGGTGTCAGCGTACGCAGCCGGCGTGCCGTCAAAGCCGTTCGATATCTGTATTTCGTCTGTGCCGTTGTCCGAGAGCACGCCGAATCCGTACTCCGCAGCCCCAACTCCTGAGGCGATCGTAAAGTCGTAGGTCGTGCCGGCGCCGTTGGTGATGTCGCTGCGCACGCTGGATGACGCGACCAGCGTGTTGCCGCTGTAGATCACGGCCCGCACCTGATGCGCGTTGCTTGAGCCGGTCTCCTTCAAGCGCACGCGAATGAAATTGATCGTGCAGGCGGGGACCGTCAGACGGCTGACAATGATCGCATCGTCAAAGGCCTGCCAGAATCCAAGGTCTGCGCTGGTGCCTACCTGTGCCATCAGAATCCAGCCGGAGGCGGTATCCAACCACCTGATGCGCAAACGACGTTGCTGATCTTGAGCGACACTCCGGCGTGCGCGTTGCGTATGCGCTGCCAGTATCCAGCGATGTAGGAGTTGTAGGCGCTGGGCACAGCCCACCCACGGTGATTGAAGGCGTACGTGCCACCAGAGCCGCATTGCATAGACGCGGTGCGATGGACCGACTTGACCAGTTCGCCGCCCTCGGGCTTGCAGTAGATGATTGTCTGCTCATCCCCGTTGGTGGAGTCCATCACGATGCAGACGAACACCGCGACGCCACCGTAGTCGGTGAAATCGAAGGGCGTGTTCACCCCGTCGTAAATCATCGGGCCACCCGCGCCGCCGTTCTGCGCGGCGAGGTACAGCCCAATGGGGGCCTCGGCAGCGCTGCTTGGCGAGTAGGTGTGTCCGCCAGACGGTTCGTAAACGGGGATCAACCCGATCACCTGGCGCGTGTTGTCGTCAATGCCCGTGCCGGCTGAGTTGTACCCGCTGACGTCCAAGAACTTGCACGAGCCGTACAGGTAGCCGCCAAGTCCGCTATTGGCCGGAGGTGGCGCTTCTGCCTGCCTTACTAAGTCAGTGTAGAACGTGGTGAACTCGTCGATGAAGGTCTGCGAGAGTTCCAACTCAAACCCGATTGCGAGGATCTGGCAGGAGTCCGCAGCCATGCCATCGAGCGGCCACCACTTGAGGCCCGATCCCTGCTGCTGCTCGATGCCGACAACGCCTGAGCCGTCCTGCGAGAGCGTGCATTGATAGCAGGGCCCGCCGTCCCATGCGCCCGTGGGCTGATGCTCCCAGGTAGCGAGTACCGTAGATCCGCCATCTGTGATGGGGCCGTTGTTCGGGACGTTGACCGAAACGAACTCGCGCGCTATCAGCACTGAGCCTGTGCTGTAGCCATCGGGGTTCTCTTCGCTGCCCGGCTCGTTGTCAGGGTCCGAGTAGCGCCGTCCGCCTACCGCATCCAGCACCCACTCTTTCGGTTCTGCGTCTTTGGTCATGGCGATCCTTAGGAGGTCGCCATTTCCCTGACTGTTTCGAGCTGCACCGCCACGTCCGCCGATCCCACCCGCAGCACTCTGAAATGGGTCGTCAAGTCAGGGGGCTGGACGATCGCCTCACCGCCCAACTGAAGGATGGAGTTCAGGTCTGCCGCCGCAGCGCCCATGCCAGTGGTGCCGAACCGCAGCCAGATGGAATCCGTACAGCGAACGATGAGCGCGCTGCCTCCTGCGGGGATAGCGGCCTCTGCCGTGGTGGATGCCGCCGCTGTGGCGTTCACCCGGGTACCAGTGCCGTGAACGACTTGGACAGGGGTTCCATCGGGGAACTGGATCGAGCGGGACAACTTCACAGGATTCGCCATGCTTCACTCCTGAAAAAAGGGGGCCACGAGCACCCCCAATGCGCCGATCAATCCGAGTCGGTCGTGGTCAATGCCAACACGTTCGCAACGTCGATCGTATCCACACCAGCACTGATGCTGGACGAGTTCACGACATGGAAACCGCCCGTGGAGAACGCCTCGTTGGACGCTCCCAAGTTGGTCACCGTCGCCCGAATGATCACGTCGCCGACTTTCAGCACGTCCGCAGCACCAAGGAAATACTGCGCGCCGTCCACCGTGCCGACTGCGTCATCCGTCTTGTAGGCCCACAGGGAGAATGCAGAACCAAGGTACCCACCTCCCGTGCCGCCGATCTTGACCAATCTGTCTCTTACGAATGCCATGATGGTTTCTCCTTACTCGATGCACTCGATCTCGACGATGCCATCCGCATCGCGTCCGACCGAGCCACATTTGAGAATGCCATTGGCCAACCACGAAACCTTTTCAGGGATGTAGTTCGTTTCCTGGCGGATATCGATGCCGCAGGCGTGGCCTACGGCTGCCTTGTGCCACGCGAACGCACGCTGCTCGGACGACTCGTCGGGCAGATCGCCCTCGTCGCGGTCTTCCAGCTCGATGAACTTGAAGCTGACGAACGAATCCAGTTCGCCGTTCACGAGAGCCTTCACCGTGTTGAAGTCGCTGGAGGTCGCCTCGGTCTCACCGAGCAGGCCTTCCATCTGCGCGGCGGTGTGCGCGATGTAACGATCGCCTTTCGGTACACCCTTGGCGCCGAGATAGCGATTCGCCCGGCGCAGCTTGTCCACGTTGAGGTTGCTGTTGGTGCCGCCGATGTCTTCCGAGACCGTGCCGGCGATGCCGGTCGTGTCGTCGATCGCATCGATGATCAAGGCATCTTCACGCCGGCCCAGTGCATTGGCGATGCAGGACGCAAGCTCGCGCTGCTCGTCGAAGTTGACTTCGGCCTGATCGAAGATGTCCGTGTATTCGGGCGCGTACCAGTTGGTCAACGTCGCCGTCTGTTGAGTGTGCGCCACGTTCATGGGCGTCACGTCGGAGGATGGGGCCGCACGCTGCTGGGCATAGCCCTTGCTCATCTTGCGGAATTTGTAGGTATCGCCAACGACACCGGTTCTAAGGGTCACGGCACCGCGGAGCTTGCCCGCTCCCTGGTACGCCTGTTTGACTTCGCTATCGAATTCGGTGTTAGCGACACTGGAAAGTGACACTGACATGGTTTGTCCTCGAAAAATTAGGAACGTGAGACGTTGCTAATTCGGGTGTCCAGTGATGGGCCGAATCTAGCTGCATGCGTTGCAGCCTTTCCGGCCTCGGTCACGGGCTCTTTCGAGGTGTCCGCTTATGAGGCGTGTAAAATCTACCTTACACGCCGTCGCTGCGTCAACGCTTTCCTACGACCACGCGATGTTCTCCGTCACCCACGACGCCCTTCAGTTCCTCGCGGTACTGCGCGCGGCCCTCGGGGGTGTCGATCAGGCATTTCTTCGTGGTTGGATCTGGCGTGCGGTACTTCTTGTTGATATCGCCGAGCGTGTTGCCGATGCTGTCGTTCTGCTCGCGCGGTAATGCCGGATCTCGTTTGCCGAGCATCACCCCTTCGATGACCTTGAACACGTCGGCCGGTCGGGACCAGACGCCAAGCAATCTGTCGAGGCTGCCGGCGAACTCATCCCCCACGTTGGCCTTGGCCCAGTCCTGAACCGCTTTGATGCGCGCGTCGGCATTGTCGCCAATGAGCTTCTTCTCCTGCGCGATGTCGGTCATCTCGTAGTTGGCGATCAAATCCACCCCGACGCTAAACACCTCGTTGAAGGCTTCTTGCGAGAGGTTGTATTTCTTCGCAATGCCATCGAGCTTGGACAACGAGGGGTCGTCGGACTTGATCTCCATCGAGTCCTTGTAGGCGTCTGGCAGGACGTAGGCGTATTGCTCTGGAGCCTTCGGGATCGCGGAGAGCTTGGTCTCCATCTCCTTGAGCTTCGTGCCCTGCGTCCCGAGCAGCGCTGAGGCTTCCTTGTACGCCTTCGCCTGATCAGCGACGGACTTGTACTTGGTGCCGTCGTACCAGTCGGGAGCCTTGCCTGAACCCTTGACGCCTTCCTGCAGGAACCAGTCCTGAACAGCGGCGACAGGCGCCGCTACAGCGGCGGGCGCTTGACCTTGCGTGGTCGCTTGACTTTCGCCCCCGGCTGAACCATCGGCGGTGGCGGCGTGAAGATAACGTCGTGTGAGCATGATTGTGACACCTTTCCAGATTGGGCGAGTTCGACCTGGCGAATGATCTTGACCACGAAATCACGCAGTGCGTTATTCGCGGCGAGTTCGGCATGGGATGCGTTGGCGGGCAGCGTCTTCTCGACGATGTGCTGGTAGAAGTGGCGCAGCAACTCGGTAGGGAATGCCGCGCTGTAGTTGCCGGCGAAGGCCACGGCTTTGAGTAGCTGCTCCTCGCTCATGCCGCGCGGCGACCGGGCAACTGAGCCACGTTGCCGCCACCTTGTGGGGCAGGCGCAGGAGGCGCGGCGGCCTGTCCAGCGGCTTCCACAATCTTCTGCGTCTCCTCCTCGGTGCGCGCGAGGTCTGCATCCAACCCCGTCTTGCGAGCCACGAACCGTCCGATGCTCTCGACCTTGAGCGAGGCGGCAATGGCCTCAGGGCCCAAGGGCATGAGGATTTCAAGCGACTTCTGCAACGAGAGCAAGTCTTCGTCGTCCTGAGCCCGGGCGAGGGGCGAGACGTACTTGAGCGTGATCTGTTTTCCGTTGATCTTGAGGGGCGGGACCTTGCCCATCTTCCCCAGGATCGCCACCACGCGCGTCATGTACGGGGACAAGAACTCCGACTGTATCCGGCCATAGACCGAGCCCTGCTCCCGCGTGCGGTTGCGGTCGTGGATCATCCATTCGGTGGGGGATTTAACCGGCCCTTCGTGGCCCATCTCCCCGAGCATGATGCGGCGAATGCGCTGGCGCTGCTCAAAGATGAGCTTCTCGGTGATGTTGAAGTTGCCGCCCACCTCGAGCACGCGCAGCGAGGGGTTACCGCTGTCGTTGGATCCGACAGGGATCACCGTGTTTGGGATCAGGCTCGTCGTGTAGGGGTTCATCACGGAGTCCGTGACGGCCGTCATGGGAGGCGCGGCCTGCAAGGCGCCTACGGACAGCATGAACTCCACCATGGCATTCAACGTCTTCATGTCAGGCAAGGCCCAGATGGCAGGGCCGCGACCGTAGATCTCGCCGGCAGTCACCGACGATCGGGCCACGATGTAAGGCGATGTCAGCCCGTAGTTGTGCGACCAGAGGATACCCGAGGCCTCAGCGTCAACCACGACGCCATAGTACTGGCGCGTCTCGGGAACGTAGATGCACCCGCGGATGATGTCGATCTTGGAGTCTGGCTGCTTTCTGATCTTGTCCTGCAACTTCTGCGGGAGCGATTCCAAGGTCATCCCTCGAAACATCTGCGTGAGATTGCGCGCCGTGACGCTGTGCTTCTGGAACTCGGTCTTGATCGAGCCGTTCGGGCCTTCCTCCAATTCCAGCGCAGAGAGCGGCACGCAATCATGCAGGAGCGGCTCCTCCATGTCGCCTTCCTCCACCGTCATGGCGCCAGTGCCCACCATGAGGTCGAGGAAGATTTCAGGGACGACGGTCGAGAAATTCGAGTGATTGACGTAGTTGAAGATGGTCTCGGTCGTCTCCTGTAGCTTGTCGATCACCTCCTGCGATTCGGCTTCCTCAGGCTTGATGTCTCCACCGGGGGCGAGAAGTGCCCAGTTCTTCCAGCTTGGGCAAAGCAATGACTGTGCGGTGTTGGCTGCAGAGTAGATGCACTCCTGCCCCGTGGAATCGAACAGGTGAAAGTCCTTTCGTTGCCCTGGCGCGTACGTATTGAACGTCTCGCGCTGCGGCATGAAGTAGTCGTAGGTCTCCCGGTACAGCGAACGCCACAGTTCTTTGCGAGAGGCAGCGGCGTCGCGACGCTTGATGATGTCGGCAGGTTTCCTGAGGCTCGCCGGTAGCGCCGCTGCGGGGTTCATCAGTAGCCCGCCGCAGTCCGCACGCGAGCGGCCACGCTGCCGGCGAAGGTGTTCTTGGATCGCATTACCCGCCCGCCGTTGGCGGCAGGAGAACCCGGTGCGCCGACCTGAGCGGCCTGCACATTGGGACTCGCGCGTTGAGCGGAGAACGCGCCCACGGTCTTGGTGCGCTTGATGCGCTTGTTCTCTTCCTCATCGAGGCGCGTCAGTTCCTCCAATTGTCGGCGCTCCATGAACTTCTCTTCTGCGGTTGGCTTCGGTGACTTTGGTGACGATCCCATCTCAATACCCCTTTGCTACAGAGTTTGTGGAGCTGGTAAGGCGTCCACAGGAAGAAGTTTGGTATTCCCAATACAGATTTCACGAGTTCCACGCAAGTGATCGGCCCTGCGATCCAAGGCCAGCGGTGAGCCTTCATGCGTCGATAACTGACCACGCGCTGGATGATGCAGTCGGGGAACATCTCCTGCGGTGTCAGGTCGCTCCTGACCACTTCGACGTCCACATAAGCCACGTTCATGTTCACCACGATCCAGATGCGGCCGTCGCGCTTCAACGCAAAGACGTGCTCGAACCCTGGTTTTAGGACGCGACCAAGCAATCGGCGCCAGAAGCCGGGGTTCTCGAACTTCCCGTAGACCAGCCACCACTCGCACGGACTCGTGTGCGCTGAGGCCAGCAGGCCGGGGTTCTTGGAGCGCGCCCAGGTCAAGCAACTTTCTTCTTCCGCACCTTGTTCATCTGCTCGATGCGCTTCAGTTCTGCTGCTTCACTCGCCTGCAGCGCCTTGAATGCGTCTGGCTTGAACGCCTCCATGTGCCAGCGGCCGACGAGCTTCCACAGTTCCTTCTCGCGTCGCTTCGTGTAACGGTCGCGGTCGTACGGGATGAACTTGCCGGAGCGCTCCTGGCGGATCTCGTGAAGTTCTTTGAGCAGGTCTTCGGGTTGCATGGGCTACCTTCGAGGGATTGAGAATGGATTTGCAGCGCGTTGCTGGAGGATAGGCCCGTGGAACTTGACGCCGATGTTGATGGCCTTGGGGTTCTCGCCCATCTCCATCAAAGCGTATTGCTCGGACTCCGCAACGTGCGAGTTCATGTCCTTGTCGGGCTTCATCTGGTACTTCTCGTGACTCGTCTGGATGCGCTTCAAGCAGTACCCGCCAGCCAAGGCCTTGCGTAAACGGACGCAATGCTGCGAGACCATGAGACCAGGCTTCCCATCGATCAGGCGGGACATCGCATTGCCGACAGCATCGCGACGCAACGTGAAATCGTTGCTGCGGGCGGGGCGCGCGGGTATCCCCTTGGCTGCGAGGATCTGAAAACAGGTGGATTCATCGGTCTGCGATGGGGTATCCCCTGAGGGGTCGCCGACCACATCCCACTTTGGGACCTTGGAGAACTTGGCGATCTCAGGCGCCAGCACTTCAGCGAATCGGGTCACGCCCATGCGCTCCGAAACAACCTCGTGAAAGGCCACAATGCGGCCATTGGGAAGGCGTTGATGGAAGGTGGCAGCGGGCGTTAGTCCGAAGTCCAAGCCGATGACGGACTCGAGTGCGATGGGCTGGATGTGCAGACCGCCGCAATGCAGGCTGTCGGAGTATTCCGGATACACGGGCTTGCCATCCATGACGAAGCCGTACTCGCCGCGCACGTAGACCTTGATCCAGTCCTGCGACTTGCCGGCCTGCAGGCGGGTGTAATAGCCGGGCTTGAGGTTCTGCGCGTTCTCGGCGTTCTCGGAAAGCCCTGATGGTTGGCTGAAGAACTCGAACAGCTTCTGCGTGGCCCCAAGCAGCCCCTTGGCGCGTAGCTCGTCCTCAGTTCGGTCTATGCTCGCGATCAGTTCGGAGTTCGCCTGGGTGGTCTGGTCACGCTCTGCAATGACGTACCACCAATGATCTTGCTCGGGCGGGTTGGTGTCGAGCAGCACGCCGGACCACAGAGAGCCGCCGTCGCCCTCAGACGGATAGCGACCCACACGTCCGGTCAGGCCATCGATGATCGACTGCGGCACCTCGCGCGCTTCGTTCACCCATGCGGCCGTCAGGTTCATCGAAAGCAGCTTCTTGACGTCAGAAGCGCTGTCCAGGGCGAGGAACAGCACCTCAGCCTCGAATGTGGTCCCGTCCCCTGACGGATGCTCACCACTCAGGTAATGCGTAGGAGGCCCCTGCCCAACCCATCGGCCCACATTGGGTGGAACGATCTCATGCCACGTCGTGATCGTGGTCGTCTTGAGTTCGGGATACGTGTTGCGGACGATGGCCCAACGGCTTCTCCGCACCCCATTGCGGTCAGGCTTCTGATGCAGGATCGACAGCAGGATCTTGATCACGCAGACCGTGGACTTACCTGAACCGAACGGTCCTCGAATGCCCTGAACGAAGGCGTCTGATCGCATGAAGGCATCAGCGACAGGCCCAGGCGGCTGGTAGTTAATCGTCAGCTCGTCCATTGCCTACCAGGTTCACGTTGATTTTCAGTCCGCCGCCGATGTTCACGTCCTTTGGCAGACACTTTCCAACCAGTGGAATGAACGCCTCGGGTTTGTCCTCAGCCTGCCTCTCAAGGTATTTCTGCCCACCTACGGCATGGAGCGCCCCCAGCACCATGTCGCGCAGATCGCCGCTCACGCGGTTCTTTGATCCCTTGGGGCGGCCTTTGCCAGCATTTGGTGGCTTTACGCCTTTTGGCACAGTAAAGACTCAGTAACTTAGTGGCGCGACTGCGGTAGGTAAAGCCGCGACTTGGTGCGCGCCTGACGAATCCCGGATAGCTCAGCCTGGATGCGCATGGGAGTCGGCCCACCACGGCGCATGATGCGATGTTCGAGGTAGGCCATTGATTGCTGGTACATAAGCTGACTCGTACCCTGCGGCAAGTCGGTGTCCTTATGCCGGTGTGCGTATTCGCTGACAGCATCGTAATACAGTTTCCAGTCCTCTGCACAGGCGGCTTTGACGATGTGGCGCTCGATGGTCTTCATGGACATTTCGGTCAGGTTCAGTGCTTTTCGCTTGAGCTTGGACCATTCGGCGATCTCGTAGACCTGAACATCGTCTGAGGTGCGTACATGGGTGTACTCGCCGGTCTTCACCTTGGAGTCGGTGCGCTCGATGATGGCCGGGTTCGCTCGCTTGCGTCTCAGGTAGGCGTTCTCCCCGTCCGTCCAGAAGGCGCGCTTGGTGTTCTTGATCTTGCGGCCACCCTTGACGCGGGGGACTTCGATGCGCGGCGCTGCGGGCTTCTCCTGCGGTTCTGGAGCGGCTTTGGCAAGGAGCGTGCGCAGGGTTTCAAGTTCCGCGGCTGTCAACCCCTGTTTCTTCTTGGCCATCAAACCTCCCTCACTCGTATTCCGTGAACCTGCAACATGAGTTTGCGCTTGATGCGGTAGACCGGATTGCGGTAGCCCTTGGCATCCTCAACGATGGTCACGCCGTTTTCCTTGTACTGGAAATCACCTACATATTTGCATGATCGCTCGCCTGTTTGCTTGGGAATCAGCAGGAACACGGGCTGCTCGACAAGCTCTGTGATCTCGCCCGCGGCCAGCAACAGCTTCAACTCCTGAGCCCGGTTTAGTTCGCGCTTCGACGCATAGCCATTGGTTGGCTTGTTGCGGTACTTCCTCACGTTCTGCGCTTCCTGCCCCCACAAGGGCTGCATTGCTCGACACCGCGCATCACCTCGACATGGCATGTCTGGCAGTGCGCTTGGGCGTTGGATGGGCGTTGGATGTAGTGGTCGCGCTGGCGTTGCTTCCAAGCGCGGAGGTATTCGGTGGTGTTCATGCCTTCCCCCTCGCTCGTTTGATGCGTGACCAATCTCGATGGTAGTGCGGGTGCTTGGCGTTCCAATCTTCCCGCCATTTCTTCACGGCATCTGCGTTCTTTTGCCGGTAAGCCTTAACCAATGCGCGGTGCTTTTCTGCGTTTCTCACATACCAGGCACGAGCACGCGCCCTGTGCTTGTCACGCGCAATCACTTTGCGGACGCGGCTGAGGATATCGGCTATCTCGCGCTCGAGTTCGCGGTCCCTTGGGGTTTTCACTTGGGTGGCTCCGGGAGTGGCATCCAGTGGGTGGGCAATTCACTTCCCTCAAGGCGCATACATCCAGCAACGAAATCGGCACCGAACCAATCTGGCTTGAACAGCGTTTCCTCGTCCAGCCCTGAGCGCTCAATCTCGTCCTCTGACATAAACGCATCGCATGCCGTGTAGCGAATCAGCATTGCCCCACAGTCATCACGCCAGCCAAGGATTTCAGTCCCATCCCTCGGCGCCGTCTCAATCGGTTGCCACTCGCTCATGACAGCGCCTTGCGCACGCGCGCTGCTTGGGCTGCGGGGATGTAGTACTCGGCAATCCTCGCGCGTCCCTTGCGGACCATTCTCGCGACGACAGGGAAGCGCTGGTTTTTCAGTTCCGTCACGCGTTGCGAGGCCGTGGTTATCCGCCACTTGGTCCACGCCTGCCAGGTGGTGAGGGTGTTGCCCGCCGCTAACCACCTGAGCATTCGCAATCTTTGAGATTCCTGACTCATGCAACCTCCAATGCGATCAGTTTGTCGAGCTCGACTTCCGCAAGACTCATGCAATCGAACCACGCAACCTTGCCGTCCATGGTTCCGCCAGCCGCGCGGTCTTCGCGCATATCGCGCGCCCATGCGTCTTTCCACTTCACCATGATCGCGGTGTGCGACTTTGTTAGTGGGCCGACAACGATGTGGCGACGAGTCGAGCAGTACGGCGAGTCAGGCGCGTAACGATCCATGAGACGGCGGTCTTTCTTCTGGTCAAAGTACGCGAGCAGCAAAAGATTCGCTGTCGTGTCCCACTCGTCGCCCTTCCACTGCGGCTCGCCCATCTGCGCGACAGGGCGTTCGTAGCTGCGTATTCCGCGGCTGATGTCCCACAGTTCGGAAACTGTCGGGATCTTCGACACCCCGCGCTCCGCGTGCGCGAGCTTCTCGATAGCCTTCTCGACACAGCGCTCGAACTGCATCAGCGACATTTTCTCAAGGCCCTTCCAGTAGCCGGAAATAACCCCATCGCCAGGAGTCTTTCCGTGCGCACCAAAAAGCGCGGCGAGTGATTTCAGGAACTGCGGTCGCTCTGTTTGGTTCATATTTCACCGGCTAGGAATTTGCGCGCAGTGGCTTCCTCGCGCGTTTCTTGTTTCTTGGGGATCGGGAATGGACCGCGCCATTCATCGACGTAGAACTTCGCAGGACTCAGGACGAATTGCGTTCCAACTGATCCCTTGGCGATGCACTGAGCGGAGTATTCTGCGGTGCGGGCAACGATTTCCTCTGCATCCTCACCAGCATCCAGCAGTTTCCCAATCTGACGTTCCGCAGTGATCCAAGAGGTTCCCCGATAGGTCCCGGCTGGATAGATGGCCGCGCATCGCTCCTTGGTTTTCCATCCGACATCAACGTCACTCGCTCTTACGTGTGCTTCTGCTTCTGCTTCTGCATATGCCTCTGCAATAGGTGAGTTCGGTTGAGTCGGTTGAGTGTGTTGAGTCTCTGTTGAGTCGTGTTTGCGCTTGTGCCAGTAAGACCGGTGATAAGCTCGCCGATCTTCCTCGCGTTGAAGTTGGCGGTACTTGGAGTAATTCGTGATGCGCCAGCCCCAATTTCGATGCTCACTCAGCTTGACGATCCTCCGGCCATCCTCGTCAGGAGTACGGCTTTCGGGATCAGGTTGCTCCAATACATCGATGCCTTGAGTTATGATCTCTAAGGGAATTGTTGTCTCTCGTGCGATGGCCTTCTGCGTCATGTCAACGACGCCATCCTTGTCGGCCAGGATCAGCAATTGCTGAAAGGTCACGAGCGCTTCCCACGGGCCGTCTGTCGCGAGGGTGCCGTGGTACATCTGTCGAAATAGTTTGGCGTACATTGAGACCATATTCGTTGTGTTGAGGCTCAACAGTAAGAGCGTTCCGACACAAAGTAAAGACGTTTCTCAGGTCAAGTCTGCTTTACACTGTAAAATGGACTCGGTATAACGCGCCCCAACTGTCGGCCCGCACCCAAACAGGACAAGTGGGCACTAGGCCGCGCCCGAAGGCCGCGAACCTTTGGGCGCTTTTCATTTTGGCTCGCACGTCATGTGCGCCGGCTTTTCCTGCGGGAATATCCACAACCAGCACCGCACACATTGCCTCTGTCGCAGGCCGTGTTTCGTTTGTGCTTCCGCCCACGAATGCCACGCCAGGTATCCGGTTGGAGGCGCGCAGCCGGCCGGCCACTCTGAGCGCGCAGACCATTTGTGATTTTTCCTGCTCACGAGAATTTCGCCCACAGGTAGAGACCGCCAAACACAATGGCGCAGCCAATCCAAAACAGGATTGCGAGCACGCCGAAGATGAATGTCCAGTCAATCAGACGCTGCAAGCTGCGCGGGAACATGTCTAGTTACCTCAAGATTGATTCAGTTACGTCTCGGCTGGCAGGTCGGGGCGGGCTTGTCATGCCGCACGCTCGCCTCGCTGCTCGACGACGTTTGCGCGTACCAATGCCTCAGCGACTTTCGGCGCGACCGAATTCCCGCACATGCGAACCTGGGCGGTCTTCGTGAGCGGCATGACTTCGCCGGCTTCGTCCAGACCGTGGTCGATGATGTAGCGATCGTGGAAGCTCTGAGCGCGGAACAGTTCGCGCGGGGTGAGCATGCGCATCCCGATATCGACAATGCGGTGCGGCTCGCCGCGGACCATGACGAGTCCAAAGCGGTCCTTGGTTACTACCGTGCGCATCGGCTCGCGCAGCGAGATGCCTTCCTTCTCGTTGCCGTAGTAGGCGATCAAGAACGCAGTCACGAGCGCGTGATGGTCTTTGGTCGTGATGGTGTGCATCGGGCGCCTGAGGCTCGCGCCGTCGTTCTCGTGGCCCCCGTAGTGGCGGGCTAGGAATGCCATGGCGACGGCGCCTTGGCTTCCGTGCGCGGTCACAGTCGGCAGCGGATCACGTATGTTGCGCACGCGCGGCGCTTGGCCTTCTCGCTCGCCGTTGCGAGTGTTGACGACGAACGGTGACACCAAGGCGAAGCGGTTCTCCGTCGTGATCGTTCGCAGTGGAGCCGATAGCGGCCACGCGGCGCCAGCGCCACTGCTCTGGTTGTCGATGCTGATGATGAAGGGGTTCGGGTCGTTGATGACGTAGCGATCGATGCCGCGGGCAATGCGCGCCAGCGTCGCCGGCACCAAGTCCTTCGACCGCTCAAAGATCGACGGGCATGGCAGACCGAAGTCGATGCAGTCCGCCGCGGTCGCGTACGGCAGGCGTCCATAACCGTGCGTGGCCTCAGGGAACACGATCTCGCCGCCGTCGCGCCGCATGACGATGAACAGCCGCTTGCGAGTCGTCGGTGCGCCGTGATCGCACGCGCTCATTTCACGCATGTCGATCCGGTAGCCAAGGTTCTCGAGTTGTCGGTGCCAGCGGCGGAACAGCATGCCGCGGCGTTGCTGGCAAATCCGGCCATCGGGAAGCAACGGCCCCCAGTCGGCGAACTCCTGCACGTTCTCAAGGCAGATGACATTCGGCGCAGCGCTGCTCGCAGCCCAACGCGGAATCAGGTTCGCAAGCCCTCGACGACGGCGTGCGATGTTTCTATCGCGGAACGGCTTCCCGCCACGCGCCTTGCTGTGGAACGTGCAGTCAGGCGAGAACCAGCCGAGTTCCACCTGGCGACCTTTCGCGATCTCCTGCGGCTTGACGTCCCATACGCTTCCGCAGAAGTGCTTCGTGTGTGGGTGGTTCGCGCGGTGCATCGCAATCGCCTCGGGATCGTGGTTGATCGCGTAGTCAATCGGACGGCCAAGAGCAGCCTCTATGCCAGTGGACGCGCCCCCACCGCCAGCGAAATTATCGACGACGATGCCGCTCATCCCCATACCTGATTACTGATGATTCTCGACACGCTGCCCTGCCTGATGCCGAACTCGCGGGCAAGCTCTAACTGAGTCGCCTCGCGGGCGAAGTAGCGGCGGCGTATCTCTTGGGCTTTTAGGCGGCACATGGCGCGGTAGAAGGTTTTGGGCCTCATTTGCGCTTCCTCGTGTCTTTCATCACGCAATAGTTCTTGACCTTCGACATGTCTACCGGCCGCGTCGGCCAAAGGCAGTTCCAGAGCTTGCGCAGCGTCTTTCTGTCGGGCGCCATAATCCCAAGCTCTCCGGCGTCCCATTCGGCAACGGTAACGACGCCGCGAACGTAGGTGCGACCAGCGCGGCGCTGAATCTTGAATTTCATGCTCATTTGCGCACTTCCTTCGCGATCTTGAGAACCGCGTCACGGTACCAACGTGGTGCGCCGGTATCTGTTTTCAGCCATTGCTGAATCTGCTGGCGCTTTACCTGCAACCGGTCGGCCAGTTTGGTCCGATTATTGTCGCAAGCCCTTAGTGCATCTATCAGTGCGGTTTTACTCATGTGACGACTGTAGCAGTATTTTAGGCCAGCGCAAGAAATATCTTGCATAGGCGCAAGATTCGTGTTTCCATACTCCCACACCAGCAAGTAACCGCTGACACGGAGACGAGCGATGACCCCTGTAACACTCACGCGATGCAACCTGACCGGCCAGACCTTTCGCATTGGCCGCGTCTATGGCCCGACGATCATCGGCATTCGTGTTTATCTCGCCTACCACGCCGCCAAGGGCTGCCGCGACTCCCTGATGACTCAGGCGCTCGCCAACGCTCTCGCCAAGAACCTCGCGCCCTTCGCGAACGTGAACGGCCAGCCGTGCAGCCTCAAGTACTACGCGCGCAAGGCGCTCACGCAGCGCGAATGCGAGCGCCGCGAGTGCAATGGCAGGGCGGAGCGCGCACTGGAACAGGTAGAGCAGAACGAACGGAGGCGCGCGTGACCGACCTCGAAAGCACAATTCGCAGGGCCATGAGCGAGGCAGAGCGCTCCTCCATCGAAGCCGCCCGTATCGCCTACGAGCGCGGCTACATCGACCAGCGCCAGATCGGCCCCGGCGTCTGGACTCTCAAACATTCGACGGAGCAACTGCCATGATCAAGTTCGGAAAGCGAATCGCCACTGGCCAACCGCCTGACATCGCCAAGGTCGTCCGCTGCAAGGATTCGCAGGCGTGGAACGTGCTCGTCAAGGTCGATGACTGCACGATCACGATTGCCGCGATCGACAAGGGGCACGCAGACAACATGTGTGACGCTCTCAACGAAGCGGCGTGGGTCAGCGTTCATCGTGACACGGTGCGGTCATGAACATCATCCCCCTTCCCGCCCCGCGCTCGCCGCTGTTCGCAGGCGCAGTAGCGATTCTCGCCGGCACCGACCGCGCCGCTGTGCTGCTGTGCCTGCGCGACCAGTTACCTGGCTACAGCTTGGCGCAGATTGACGCGGCGCTGCGTGAGACTGCGGTGACGTTCCATTGCGAAACGGTGCGCAAGTGAGCCGCGCGAACGATCCGGCATTTCCAGTTCTCGCCGAGGACTGCCAGCGCGTGAATGAGAGCGCCATGCATCCCGGCCTTACCCTGCGCGAGTACTACGCGGGGCTGGCGATGCAGGGGCTGCTGGCGTCCCGCTCCAATCATGCTGATGTGTGGCGTATAGACAGATCAGATATCGCCATGGTCTCACGCGTCATGGCAGACACCCTTCTCGCCGAACTGGCGAAGGTGAAGTCATGAGCCGCGCTCCGTCTGATGCGACCAAGCTGCGGACTGCATTGGCTGATTTGAAAGTTGTTCGAAAGAACTTCGACAATGTACAGGCTCAACTGTACGTCTACCGCGTCCGCGCGACAAAAGCAGAGCAGGAAGCTGCTGATTGGCGCAAGCGATTTGATGCGCTTCTTCTGCGCACACCGGAAGTGAAGTCATGAACGAGCGCCGAATCACCCCGCGCCGTGGCGCTGCTGTTCGCCGCCTTGCATTGGATCACTACGGCGTCTTTCATGCTGGCGAGTACCGAGGGGCGCGCGATACCTGGCTTTTGCTGGCGATCATCGCCACCGAGGCTGGTGACATGAGACTTCGCAGGGATCGCCTTCGCCACGCCATCAACTCGCACCGCGCCATGATGCGCTGCGTAATTCAAGCCAACGGAGAAGCAAAGTGAAACCGATAGCCATTCTGTTCGCCATGGTCTTAGGCGTAGCGTTCGTCATATGGCTCGTCGCGCGGCTGGCGCGCAAGGCTGAGGAAGATCCGGTGATGGAGCCAGTGCAGCCGATTCCGGCCGATCCAGTAGCCGCCGCTCGCAGACTCAAGCTGGAACGCGAGTACAAAGAACTGACCGACTTGGCGATTCGCAACCAATACCTGACAGCCGAGGATTCCGACCGGCTCGCGACTGTCTACAACGACCTCAAACGAGAAAACTGCAAGCACCTGAGGCGTCCGTCATGAGTGACATTGCTGCACTGTTCATCGCCGCCGGCATAGCTGCTTGCGGAATGCTCATTGGCCTCAGTGTCGAGTGCGGACTTAAGGCCATCGCAGAAGCGATTACAAAGCCAAAGCGCTACGACGTAAGTCTGCCGTCAGTCAAGGTCATCCACGATAGAGAGGGATCATGAACGGCTTTTCATTCTGGTACTCGCGCTATCCCGAGGTGCTACTTGTCGTCGGGATGTTCGGCGCCATCGGTGGGCTGCTGCTTTTCGCCGCCGTCGAATGGCTGGCGAAGCGGCACAAGGCGAGAGAGCAGCGCAAGTTGGATGAGGCTACCGACCACCTGATACGTGTGGGCTTTCTTGAAAACGAGCGGCAGAAAAGCAAATGAAAACATTCACAGAACTTACCACCGACGAACTTCGCGAGATGGCCATCAAGACCGATCCCGTGCGCTGTAACTGGGATCAGTGGACGCGCGAGATGTTGCTGGCGTTCTTTCACAACCGCCGCGACAAGTACGGCCATGACGCAGCATCAGCCGCTTTCGTCGCGAGATGAGCGACAGGTAAACCATATGGACCCAGACACCGAAGATGCTGCATGGGCGCAACTCGAATGCGAAGCGCAGCACTACAACGAGATGCTAGCAGCCGATCCTGGCTATGCCGATTGGCTCAACAAGTTCAATCAAACGGAGTACGACAATGCCGAAAGTGAGTGAAATGATCGTCAGCAAGTTCCTTCGCAAAGAGGACTTCGACGAAGACCGCGTGATGACCATCAAGGGCATCAAGCTCGAAGACATGCCGGGTGATTCTGGCGACCAGAAATGGGTCCTGTACTTCCGCGAGGAAGCCAAGGGCATGGCTCTGAACGTCACAACCATCCGTGTGTTGGAACAGGCATACGGGGATGACTCCGACCACTGGGTCGGAAACAAGGTCATGGTCTACGTCGATCCGAACGTGAGCTTCGGGGGCAAGGTGGTCGGTGGGCTGCGGCTGCGCACGCCCAAGAAGACCACAGTGAAGAATCCGCCACCGCCGCCTGTCGATGATGAGTTTGGCGACAAGGACATCCCGTTCTAATGGCCCGTCCAATCACAGGCTACAAAAACGCTGCCGGGGAGAAAATCCCCGGCACGACTACCATCATAGGGAGGTTCAAGGAGAGTGGCGGATTGCTTCACTGGGCATTCAAGCAAGGCCAGTCAGGCGCAGCGCATTTGTACGAGGAACGCGACCAGGCGGCGCTCGCCGGCAACATCGCGCACGACATGATCGAGTGCGACATCCTCAAACGAGAGCGCCCAGTGTTCACAGCAGCGCCAGAACTGATTGAGAAGGCCACCAACGCGTTCAACCAGTTCAAGGAATGGCAGGAACAGACCCGTATCGAAATCCTCGCCACGGAGCGCGGATACGTTTCTGAGCGCTACCAGTTCGGCGGTACTATCGACGCGATTGGCCGCGACATGAAGGGCCGCATTGTGTTGCTCGACTGGAAGACCAGCAATGCGGTGTATCAGGACTATCTGATCCAGCTTGCCGCCTATGCGTTGCTCTTGGAGGAATGCGAGCCGTCGATGACCCCGAGCGCCTTTCACTTGCTGCGGGTCGCAAAAGAGTCCGCAGACTTCGCACACCACTTTTTCGGAGAACTTGAGGACGCCAAAAAGGCTTTCGTGCTGATGCGCGATCTTTACGACATCGACAAACGTCTCAAGAAGCGAGCCGCGTGATGGAATGCTGGATGACCCGCACCCTGTTCGGCTGCGCTCCCGCTGATGAGGAATCGCAGAAGGCGCTCAATCGCCACAACATCGGGTCAACCTTTCCCGTGGACATCAAGGTGCGCGCGAACCGCTCTGGTGCGTGGAATCGTCGCTATCACCTCTTGTGCCAAATGATCGCCAACAACATTGAGAGGATTGAGATTGAGCCAGGTGCATTCATGGAGGTGCGCAGCAAAGAAGACGTTCATTGCGCCTTCAAGTATATGACCGGCTTGTTCGATTCGATCGTGACGCGCGAGGGCATTATTCGATTGGTGAAGTCCACGGCATTCGATAAAATGAGCGCAGACGATTTCGCTAACTACTGGCGTCGCGTTCTGGATGTGATCCATCAAAAGATTCTTCCTGGAATAGCGATTGCCAGCATCGAAGAAGAACTGGCGAGGATGGCTTCATGAATGCCGTGCAACTGACTGGTCAGAAGATTGGGCGCTGGCTCGTTATATCTCAGGCTCCATCTGAGAAAGGCATATCACGGTGGCATTGCCTTTGCGACTGCGGCACGGAGCGTGTTGTGGCGCGCGGGGTTCTGCGTGAAAAGGTCAACGTTGTGAAGTCTTGCGGTTGCTGGCGTAGTGATCGCATCACAGCGGCCAACACGAAGCACGGCCACGTAAACACGCCAACTTATCGCAGTTGGTCATCAATGATGACTCGCTGCAATAACAAGAACTTCGCCCAGTTCAAGTATTGGGGCGGTCGCGGCATTAAGGTCTGTGAGCGCTGGAACGACTTCGCGAACTTCCTTGCCGACATGGGAGAGCGTCCAGCGGGAAAGACCCTGGACAGATTCCCCAACAACGAAACAGGCCATTACGAACCAGGAAACTGTCGGTGGGCAACACCCAAAGAGCAGGTCAACAATCGTCGCAAGATAAATGGCTCGCAGCTATGACCAAAGCCGACGAGATCCGCTTCGACAAGCTGCACGCTCTCGGTTGCATCGCGTGCAGGCATAACGGCACAGGCGTGTTCCCGGCCGAAATTCATCACCTACTCAGCGGCGGACGTCGAATCGGGCATCAAGGGACAATTCCGCTTTGTGTCTGGCATCACCGCGGCGTAGTGCCTGACGGTCTTACGAGCATGCAGATGACCATGGATCACGGCCCTTCACTGGCGCGTGGCTCGAAAGCCTTTCACATGCACTTCGGAAGCGACGGCGCATTGATCGCAGAAGTGAACGAGTTGATCCATGAATAACCAACTGCCGCACCCGTCAGTTACCCCGGGCGCGCAGGGCGTCGTGGCTGTGTCAGCGGTCACGACGTTTTCTGCTCACATATTGAGCCTCGCCGACTCCATCGCAGCCGGCGCTGACCGTCAGTTGATGGCAGCGCATTTGCGGCATGTGGCTGCACAAGTCGGTGCTGACGCCGAGCTACTAGCCGACCTGATCGCCGAGTTTCGCTCCGTGGGCCGCTGTCGTGGCCCGTTACACCCGCGCGGTGAGTGCCAGTGCGGGCATTGCAAAATTGCTGTGAGGTTAGTGAAGTGACAAAAATATCTCAGCGTGAGGCGCGTCGCTTGCGCAAGCGGGTTGATGAACTTGAAGAAGTGATTCGCAAGCAGCACATGAATTGGGTGCGCGATTGGCCGGGTGGAGTGCATATCGGCACGATCGACTGCACTCACAAGGACTACGACACAAAGGTAGGAGTAGCCCGCAAGCTAGGTCACGCCGTGGTTGTGACTGGCCACAAATCTGACGCACTGGAAATGTTCGCGCTGCCGTTACCGGTGACCCCATGACCTTCAAAGACAACCTACCCGCCCGTACGACGCTCGACACCGCGTATCACATCAAGCCCTGCTTCGTGTGTGTGACGGGGACGGGTTACGACGAATTGATGCTGTTCTTCAATCGCAAGAAGCCGACCCCGGCGCGCCATGCGCACACCTCGTGCTATTGCAGGGCGTTCCCGGCACTGGTAGCAGCGCTGAGCGCGTCGAACCTCGCCAAACTGCGACTCACAGACTTGAAGTTCCTGACGCCGGTGCAGCGTGAGGCCGTGTTTGCGAAGATCCCGGTGCCGGTGCTGCCGTGAGTGAGCACGTTCTGTACTTCGACGAGACGCGCGCAGAGATGCCTGAGACCGGAATTTACATTCGCGCCAAGTATCCCGCTGGCGGCTGGGGTTCCGTTGACATCGCGCACCTCGACCGCGTTTCACTGCACAGATTCTTGCGCGGCAGAGGTGGCGAAAATCTGTGGGCAGAGAACGTCGTGATGACGCTGCTAGGCCATGAACAAATTGAGGCTTCTCCATGACCAACAACGACACCCCCGCGGTGAGTGCTGAGCGGTTGGCGCAGATACGTCAGCACGACAGCGTGTGGACAGCATCTCAAAGCACGCTGCCTGATCCGCCAATGCGTGACCGTCACGATTTGCTGATCGCCTACGCCGCCTTGCTAGCCGCCAACGCCGCTCTGCAAGCGCGTCTTGCTGATGTCGAGCGTTACCACGGCGAAGCTGTTCAGCGCGAAGTCGCCCTGCGGGAGCAGGTGGCGAGGATGGAGGCTGATGCTGCGCGGCTCGATTGGCTGGAGGACCGCGGCCGGTGCTATTGCGTCGAGGTGCAGTCACAGCCAAGTGGCGATTACATCTACCCCAACGGCGGCCGTTCAACACTACGCGCCGCCATCGACACCGCCCGCGCGGGAGGCGAGGTATGAGCGACCAGCACATGGTTCTTTGCTTGGGCTGCGAGGCCGTTGTGGACATTCGCAACCCGGTCTGCGCGTGCACGAAAGCGGCCGATGCTGCGCCGCTGGCCGCCGCCAACGCTGAGATAGCGCGGCTGCGCGAACAGATCAGGATCGACGACATCGAGCACGCACACGCGCTGAAGCACCTCGCCGACTACGGCAACAACGACATGGCGCGCATCGCTGCGGAGTTGAAGCTCACCCAGGCCAACGCGACCGTTGGGAGGTTGCGCGAAGCCCTGACACTAATACTTCAGCACGTCGAGTGCGACGGCCAATACTGCGACAGCGACCATCACGCGATGTCGTTGCGCATGGCGAGAGAAGCCCTCGCCCCACCGGCTGCGGCAAAGGAGGGAACGTGAGCGAAAATCCAATGCCACCGGAGCCTTGGAGCGTGCCAATTCCTTCGTGGCTGCACGATGCTCGCGACACCAGCCAACAAGAGAGAAAGCGCTGCCGTGATGTCTACATGGACTGGCTGCTGTTCTGCTTTATCAAGCATATCGACGTCGCCAGACCCCGAAATGACAATGTGCTGCGCGACTTACTTCCTACGCATATTCAGGAATACGGTCAATGACTGCGAAATGCTGGCTTTGTAAGGGACTTATATACATCACTCCCTCGCTCATTATGGTAATTCATCACAGTTTCACTCAAGGTACTTGACTCCCTTTCTGAAAGGGAGTTAACTACACACATGCAGGATGTCCCTGCGGGAGATTGAGATGAACCAGATGAACCAGATGAACCAGATGCAGAAAATCGTGAAGTGGGAAAAGGCTTGGGGCGCGTACGTAAAAGCCCTCGCGAAGTGTGACGACGCCAGAGAGATCGAAGACGGCCGCGCGAAGGCCGGCGCCCGCTACTCGCTCCGCGTCGCCTGCCGCAAGCTGCGCGCCACGTGCGAAGAGATCGGCGAAACCCTCCCGGCTCACTGGGTGATGTCATGAAAACCGAACTGAGCGTGGAAACGTTGGTCAAGATGCTTTGCGGCGACGACAGCGACTTTGAACAAATGCTCCACCGTGAGCGCGCAAGGGCTGCGGATCGAGAGTGGGCGGAGGAAGCGCGGGACGCGGCAGCCGACCGCCGTCGTGAAGGCGCTTGGGAAGACGCGGGGTGCCGGTCATGAGCGTCCCCTTGCCCACGATCCCCGGCGAGACCGCCAAGGCGTACAAGGCGCGCCTCGCGCTGTCTTCCCACAACCCCCTCACCGACGCGTGCCCGTTCGGGTTGATCATTGCGGAGCGCATCATCCCGTGCGAAAGCCTGATGGCCGCGCAAGCCATGTACCTCGCGCTTGGCATGCTCTACCGGCGCGATTACGGAAAGAACTTGGGCGAGGCTCATATCAGCGGTCCGAAGCGTGGATACCGCATCGATGTGGCCGGGCGCGTTTGGGCTGGCAAGCGCAAGGTGTTGGCATGAGCGCCAGCACCATCAGCACGTTTCAGCTTTTCCAACTGTTCCCCGATCAGGAGTCGGCGCGCGAGTACCTGGAAGCGCGCCTCTGGCCGGAGGGCGCGAAGTGCCCCATCTGCGCAAGCGGCGAGCGGATCGGCAAGCGCAAGGGCGGGTACTACCGCTGCAACGCATGCTCGGAGGATTTCACCGTCCGCACGGGCACGATCTTCGAGCGCAGCCATGTCCAGTTGCACAAGTGGCTGTATGCCATGTACCTGCTCGTGACGGCCCGCAAGGGCATCAGTTCGATGCAGTTGGCCAAGGAGATCGGCATCACGCAAAAGTCGGCGTGGTTCGTCCTGCATCGGCTGAGAGAGGCTTGCGGCGATGACCTCGCGAAGCTTTCCGGCGTCGTCGAGATCGACGAGACCTACATCGGCGGCAAGGAGGCGAACAAACACACCGGAAAAAAACTCCGGGCCGGGCGCGGCGCAGTCGGTAAGGCTGCCGTGCTCGGCATGCGTGAACGTGGCGGGCGAACGATTGCCGCGCCAGTGGATGACGTGGACATGGACACCGTGCATCGGGCGATCCACGCCAACGTCGAAGTCGGTGCGACGCTGCACACCGACGAGGCTGCCGCATATAACGGCCTTGACGGGCTGTTCTACCAGCACGAGCAGATCAACCACAGTGCGGGCGAATACGTGCGCGGCAACGTCAGCACGAACGGCATCGAAAGCGTGTGGGCGCTCCTGAAGCGTGGCATCACTGGCGTCTATCACCAGACGAGCCGCAAGCACCTGCACCGCTACGTCGATGAGTTTGCGTTCCGCCTGAACGATGGCAACTGCAAACGCCACACCCTTGAGCGCCTTGACAGCTTCGTCCGCGCGACCGCCGGCAAGCGCATCACCTACTCGGAGTTGACCGCATGAAGAGGAAACCACTGAATGAGCGTAAGGGAATGGCCGCGTTGGCTGCGCGGCGCGAACTGGCGAGTCTCGACTCCATCGCAGACGTTGTGCTGCGCTACCGCCCGAAGCCCAAGAGCGACGCTGCGAAAACACGCAAGCGGAAGGCCCGCAAGGCTCAGAGGGAGTCATGTATATAAATCCCTAAAGTTGAGGCCCAATGTCCGGCCCGCTATCACTCCACCGATCAACTATTCCGGTTTGGACGCCTGACCCGTAGCCAGCAACAAATCCAGACGAGTCCGGAAGTCTTCGGCGATCGGCCTGAGCAACTCCGCTGGCGGCTGTGGGGGTGGCGGGCACACTGTCGGGGGCGCGCTTGCACAGCCTGACATCGCGAACAGGGGTAGCAGCCTTAGCCACGTTGAGCGCCTTGAGCCGGTTTTCGTAGTCATTGCTTGCATCCTCTTGCAGTTTGCGTTCCTTGGCCCGTGACGCCTGCTCTGCCACGAGATTGGCCTGAGCCTGCTCCGTGGCGAGGGTGGCTACAGCGAGCCTGCCTGTGAGGCTATACGTGCGCCACACAAGGAAGGCGACTGCCAGCGCTGCGGCTGCGTAGATCCCAAGGCGAATGTTGGACAGGCCGAACATGCTACCGTTTACCTCCGTTCAGCCTTCGTCTAGCGGCAGGACACGAGGTTTTGGCCCTCGTAACGCACGTTCGATCCGTGCAGGCTGAACCATTCATTTCACCACCCACCAGCGGCCGAACATGAACAGGTGCAGCTCGCTGCGCCGGCCACGCTTGCCGAGCGTGCGCCCCGAGTTGCGCCCGAAAGCGCTACGGGGTGGCCGAGGCATACACGGGGCTTCCATTCACGAGGACCGCGGCCGGCGGCGAGTTCTCCGAGATCGTAATCGCGATGACGATCGTGGGCGGATTTGGCCGTATCGGTGGCGCCGTGATCGGCACGGCAGGCGACAAGCCAGATGGCACAGACTCGGTACACCCAGTGCAGTTGGAATAGACGCGGAAGTAGTAGGTCCCGGCTGCCAGGTTCGTGATGTAAGCGCGCGTCGCCGTGACGCCAGCGACCACCTGCACCCACGAGCCAGAAGTGCCGACGCGCTGTTCAATGCGGTAGTTGAGCGGAAGCGTAATGGCAGACCCATCGACGTTGGTCGTAGGCGCGGTCCACTGTAGGCAGTAGGCGTTCCATGGCTGCGAGGCGTTGCAGGGCGTAGCAGTCTGCGCGAGCGCCTGACTGGATATGCCAAACAGCACCAGGGCGAGGGCGATGAGCAGGTATTTCATGCAGGTTCCTTCGGTGTGGGCTTGCTCGCGTGGATGATCTTGCGGCGGTTCGTGTTGCTGCGCCGGATGGTAAGCGCGCCCAGGATGACGCCGGCTGCCTGCCAATATACAAGGTTCTCGGTGGCGATCAGGCCGTTGAGCGCTTGAAGGCCTGAGACGATGGTCGTTGCTGTTCCCAATATGCCCGTGCCGCGCTCGTCCCACCATTTGGCGAAGAGAATGATGAAGCTCATACCCACTCTCCCGTGCGCATCTGTTGCGCAAGTCTGTCTGCACGCTGCCCAACCTGCTTGGCCCATTTGCTGTCGAGCATGTTATCCGCGGCGCGCTCGTAGTCTTTTGACCTGACGAATGCGAGCGTATTGGTGAACCCGAGCAGCCCTGACACCCCGAGGTTGAACGCCATGTTAACGAGCACCGCTTGACGTGGCGGGTCTATGTCCTTCACCCACGGCAGGCGCGCGAACAACTCCTGCGTGTGCTCGTTGATGTCGTGATCGAGCAGCGCGTCGATGATGTGCTCAGGCAACCTACCGCCCTTGTGCGCGTCGATGAGGTGGCCTACCCCGATGGTCCAGAACCCGAGCGAATCCTGATACGCATGCGCCACGCGCCCCTCATCGCGCGCAAGCTGGGTGCGGAGCTTCTCGCTCACGGCCGCAGGTACTTCCACAGAATGCGCACGACAGTCAGCGCGTCAGAGAACGAGCAGCCATCGGTGCTGCGCTCGCCGATGAACAGCAACTCCGCTTTGTCTTGCGGCGTAACTGGCTCGCTCTCGGCGATGCTGTGGATGATGACGTGCTGTGCGTTGTGGGTCATTCCGGCTGTCCTGGTAGGTGAGGATTAGGATCAATCTTCGCGGCCCACAGTGCCTTCTCGAATCCTTCGACTTTCACTTGCAGGAGACGCGATTCCATGCGCGCCTTGTCAGCGTACGAGTGCGACCAGAGCGATATGCCAATCGCCAACCCGA